GTAAATTGGTATTTTGATACCAAAGATAATTTAGATACAGCAGTTAAAAATGGTACACATGAAAACCCTCAAATAAAGGGAAAGGATGTAGAAACGCCAAAATCCTCTGACTTATTTAAAGGTGATTACGAAAAGGAAAGAGGTGGTACAATTGATAAAAAAAATGAACCATCGGATGAAACGGCAAAAGCAATCAGTACTGCAGAATATGGTGATACATTAATTACTCTTAGTAGAAAAAATAAAAATGGTAAGATTGTAAGGGATGTTAGATTCTATCAATCAAATATAACTCCAGAAATAATAAAAACAACTGCTGACGAATATGGTATCGATTTAAATCTTATAAATAAATTAGGAGCAACTACTAAAATAAAAGATAAAGATGGTAGAAAGCAATCTGTATCAGAATTAATGGCTAATTTAATTTTATCAGATTTAGAAACAAAACAATATGCACCTGATGGAGTTACTCCAGATGATTATTATTACAAAGTATATTCCGATAGTTCAAACAAACAAGCAAATGTAATTAAGAAAGGAATTGACCCGAATGAAATTCAAACGCAAGCAGATAAAAAAGTAGCTAAAGCTGAAACGGATAAAACCAAATTATATAATAAAGATACTACTAAAGATATAACAAATGCACTTACAAAAATAAAGCATAAAATTATAGGTAGTGAAACATTTACTCCGGCACAAGTAGCAAAGGTGGCAAACAAATTTAAGATAGATGTAAACAGAGTATTATCACATCCTGAAATGTTTCTTGATATATCTGGATTTACTCCAAATGAGGAAGATTTAAAAGAGTGGGGTTTTAAAAATTTAACAGAGTTTGTATTGTCTAGATTAGGAAATACTATTCTTTTTGGAAGGGATAATGAACTTGATAGTATGGATGAATTATCAAGTTTACAATTAGCATATCCATTAAAATACAAAAACCTTTCGGATGATGATTGGAATAAAACAATGCAGAGTGAATTAGAAAATCCAACAACTGTAGATGGTGGACTTCGTAATTTTATTAAAAAAGAAAAGGGTGATGATAAGGATAATTCTTTTGTAGATATTTCACAAGCTAATGATAAAAATCAAGCTAAATGGGTTAAAGCGCAAGCTAAGAAAAATAAGAATTATATAAATGATATGTTCTCATATCAATCAATGATAAATAAAGATGCATTAAATAGAATTGATGAAATGTTAAAATCAGACCCACCACCTGCAGTTCATACAAATGCGTTGTATAGAGGTATGGCTATGAATTCTTCTGATTATTCTAAATTTATGAAATCTTTTAAAGAAGGTAGTACTATTGATTTACCAATATCTTCATTTTCATTTGATGTAACAACAGCTACTGAATTTGCTAATAATGTTGGTAACGCAAACGCATTGGTAAATAAATCAAATAACCAATCTATAATAATAAAAGTGGTAAATTCAAAAAATACATTCAATGGATTTTGTATGAATGCAAATGTGGATAATGTATCTGCTAAAAATAAAAATAGTATGGTTGGTGATGATTTTGGAAGTTGGTCTGGTCAACATGAAGTACTTTTACCATCTAATAATAAATACAAAGTTGTGAAAACAGAAACTAAAAAAATGGAAGGCGGGCGTAATTTTACTATTATAACATTAGAACAAATTGGTACTAAAAACGAAATTAAACTAAGAGAGTTTATAGATGACAATGAAACTGATATTTTAAAGAAGCATCTACAATATCCAAATAGAACATCATTATTATACACAAAAGAAGGGGAAAATTAATTCCCCTTTTTTATTTGGTTTTGTCACAAATTTTTACTATATTTGTTACATAATTTTCCTTAAAAATATACTCAAAAAAATATTTGGAAATATCAAAAACTTGTTGTATATTTGTATCTCCTTTATATTTATATATGTAACGGAAGTGTAGGAAAGACACTATAATCCAACCTTAAAACATAAACGTTTTAAAACTTAAACTCTTAAAACTTAAAAGACATGGCAATTAATTTAGATGCTATTAAGAGCAGACTTAACAAACTGCAAAACACCCAAAGAACAACTGTAGAACTTTGGAAGCCAGCACCAGGCAAACACACAATCAGATTGGTGCCTTACAAATTCAATAAAGAAAATCCTTTTATTGAACTTTATTTTCACTACAACATCAACAACAAAACTTACTTATCTCCGATGAGTTTTGGCAGACCTGACCCTATCGTTGAGTTTGCTGATAAACTTAAAAGAATGGGTGATAAGGAAGATTGGAAAGCAGCAAAAAAGATGGAGCCGAAACTTAGAACTTTCGTACCAGTATTGGTAAGAGGTGAAGAAGGTGAAGGTGTTCGTTTTTGGGGCTTTGGTAAAACTGTATATCAAGAAATTCTTGGTTATATGGCAGACCCTGATTATGGTGATATTACTGACCCAAATGAAGGTAGAGATATTACTGTTGAAGTAGTATCTGCTGAAGACAGTGGTACTTCTTACCCTGTAACAACAATCCGTGTTAAACCAAAAGAAACTCCTTTAGCAACATCTAAAGAAGAAACGGATAAGTACTTAAATTCTCAAAAAGAAATTACTGAACTTTATTCAGAATTAACTTATGCAGAATTGAAAAATGTATTAGAAGGTTGGTTAAATCCATCAGCACAATCAGAAGATGAAAAATCAGTATCAGCTGAAACACTTTCATCAACTGCTAACGATGATGATGAAGCACCATTCGATACAACTCCATCAAAGCCGGCAGCAGCACCAGCTAAAAAATTAGATGATGTGGCAGCAGCATTTGATGACCTTTTCAATTCATAATAAATAAGTTAATAGAATATGGCAAAAATTACCAAAGAGGTAGATTTAGCGGAAGTACTTGCTGAATCCCTAAACAAACAATCAAAAGACCAGAGAGTAGCATTCTTCTTAGATGAAGATGGTGCACCAACAAATGTAGATGGTTGGATTTCAACCGGAGCATCAATGTTAGATGTGGCTATCTCTAATAGACCTTATGGGGGTTTGCCTGTTGGTAGAATTACCGAAGTGACAGGACTTGAACAAAGTGGTAAATCACTTCTTTCAGCACACTTACTTGCCGAAACACAAAAGTTAGGTGGTATTGCTGTGTTGATTGATACTGAAAACGCCGTAAGTAGAGAGTTCTTAGAAGCTATCGGAGTTGATACTAAGAAACTATTGTATGTAGCAGCTGAGACTGTTGAACAATGTTTTGAGTACACCGAAACAATCATCGAAAAAGTAAGAACAAATTCCAAAGATAAGTATGTAACGATTGTAGTGGATTCCGTTGCCGCTGCATCTACTGAAAAAGAAATGGAAGCTGATTACGGAAAAGATGGTTACGCTACTGATAAGGCTATTATCATTTCCAAAGCAATGCGTAAAATTACTAACTTAATTGGAAGACAAAAGATTACATTAGTATTCACTAACCAATTAAGACAGAAGATGAACGCAATGCCATTCTCTGACCCTTGGACAACAAGTGGTGGTAAAGCAATCGCTTTCCACGCTTCGGTTCGTTTGAGATTAAAGAGTATGGGTACAATCAAAGCGAAGGAGAATGGTAATGAAAGAATCGTAGGTATTAAAGTAAGATGTCAGGTTGTAAAGAATAGAATGGGACCACCATTACGTTCTGCCGATTTCGATATCTTCTTTGATAGAGGTATTGATAACTACGGTGCTTGGTTAGCAATTATGAAAGAAAATGGTATTGTAAAACAAAGCGGAGCTTGGTATGAATATATTGATATTGATTCAGGTGAAGTTATTAAATTTCAATCCAAAGATTTTCCTTCTACATTAGAAGCTAATCAGGAAGTAAAAGAACAAATCTATAAAAGGATTTGCGAAGCAACTATTTCACAATACAAAAAAGATTCATTAGATACTGATAGTTTGGTGACAGACTCAGAAGTAATCGGTGATTAATAAATGTTACAAACAATATGAAAGAATTATACAAAAAATTACTCAATGAAGTAGAATCTGAACATGAATCTAATGCCCAAAGGGTAAGGAATGGTAGAGTTCTTATCATAGATGGACTCAATACCTTCATCCGTAGCTGGACTACCAATCCTACAATGAATGAGAATGGTGAGCATACGGGTGGAGTTATTGGTTCATTAAATTCAATCGGAAGTCAAATCCGCCAATTTAATCCTACTAGAGTTATCCTTGCTTTTGATGGTAAGGGTGGAGCTAAAGGAAGAAAAGAATTATTTGAAGGCTACAAAGCTGATAGAGGTAAGAATAGATTTAGAGTTAATCGTCAGTACCCTGATATGATGACTCAAGAAGATGAACAACTTTCAATGAAACGTCAATTCGTTTGGTTGAATGACCTGTTAGATTCATTACCTATTACAACAATGATATATGATGGTATAGAAGCAGATGACGTAATCGGACACATAGCTAAGCACGTTTTAGCAGAAGATGAAGAATGTTATATTGTTTCTACCGATAAAGATTTCTTACAATTAGTTGATGAAAAGACTTTTGTTTATTCACCAACAAAAAAGAAATTATACAATAGAGAAATGGTTAAAGAAGAATGGGGAATGTATCCACAAAATCTTTTACTATTCAGAACATTAGATGGAGATAATTCAGATAATGTGCCTGGCGTTAAAGGATGTGGATTAAAGACTGTTCTTAAAAGATTTCCTGAACTATCAGAAGATAGAGAAATTACTTTTGATGAGTTCTTTCAACTATGTGAAAATAAGAAGGGAGAAGCTAAAATCTATGAAGATATACTTGCAGCTAAAAATGATGTGTTAAGAAATAGACAAATCATGCAATTGCAAGAACCACATATAAATACAAACACAAAGCTGAAGATTAATGACCGTTTTGATGAACCAAACAAAAAGTTTGACAAAATGGATTTCATAAAAGCAGCTATGAAGTATAAGATTCTACAAAATTGGAAGGATATTAATGACTGGTTAAAATCAACATATACAAACATTATAGTAAAATAATTTGGTAAAACAATTATTTTATTGTATATTTGTAAATCATTAATATAAATGCACAGCGAAGATACATTACAAAAATACGGGCAATCATTTCAAACAAAAACTATTGCAGCATTACTTTCCGATGAAAGAATGATGGATACACTTTCTGATGTCATCCATAAAAAGTTCTTTGAATCGGAAGCTAATAAATGGATAGTTGAAGAAATTACTTCCCATCATAAAGAGTACAATAAAGTACCTTCGTTGGATGTATTCAAAGTTCAAGTATCTAAGCTTGAAAATCAATCTCTACAAAAAACAATCGTAGGGCAACTTAAAGAAGTATATGGACAAATTGGTAATACTGATTTAGACTATATTAAAGATGAGTTCACATCTTTTTGTATTAATCAAAACTTAAAGAATGTAATCGTACAATCAATTGATTTACTAAAATCAGGCAACTATGATAAAATCAAAGAGTTGGTTGATAAGGCAATGAAGGTTGGTGTTGATTCTGATTTAGGTATGGATTATCTCATAGACTTTGAAAGAAGATATGATGAAACAAAAAGAGATACTGTTGCTACTGATTGGGAATGTATTAACGAATTGATGAATGGTGGATTGGGACCTGGTGAATTGGGAGTTGTGGTAGCACCTTCTGGTGTTGGTAAGACTTGGGTATTATGTGCTTTAGGAGCAGCAGCTGTAAGAGCTGGAAAGACTGTAGTACATTACTCATTAGAATTATCGCAAGAATATGTGGGATTAAGATACGATACAGTATTCTCACATATAGCATCGCATGAATTGGCTGATAAGAAAGAAGAAGTATTATCATCTTTGAAAAAACTAAGAGGTAAACTTAAAATCAAATACTTCCCACCGAAAGCAGCGAGTTCAAAAACAATTCAGGCTCACTTAGAAAAGATGATAGCAGCCGGTAATAAGCCCGATTTAGTTATTGTGGATTACGCTGATTTGTTATTATCACATTCAAACAAAACCGATAGTACATACGCTGAGCAAGGTGGTGTGTATATTGATTTAAGAGGATTGGGTGGTGAGTTAGGATTGCCGGTTTGGACAGCATCACAAACAAATCGTTCAGCAATTGATTCGGAAGTTATTGAAGCAGATAAGATTGCAGATTCTTACGCTAAAGTAATGAACGCCGATTTCATTATGAGTTTGAGTAGAAAAGCAAAAGATAAATTGAACAACACCGCTAGGGTGCATGTTATGAAAAATAGATTCGGACAGGATGGTATCACATTCCCAGCAAAGATGGATACAACGCATGGTACTTTGGATGTTTATACAGCAACATCAGCAGATGGAATGATAGCAACTAAAGAAAGTGCAAATGGTGCCGAAATGGAAAGACAATTGTTACATAAAAAATATATGGAAGCAATGCCGGTTGGTAATAAACCAAATACCAATACGGGGTTAGGTTAAACTTTAAAAAACAAAAACTATGAACAGTCAAGAATTATTTGAAAAGATGAAGGCTTTGTTTACAACATTTGAAGCAGAGCACAATGGAACTAAGAAAGTAAACAAATCAAGAGCTAGAAAAGCTATTGGTGAGTTGAAGAAATTAGTAACTGCTTATAAGAAAGCTTCAACAGAAGAGCAAAAAGCAGCTTAATATGATAGGGGAGTACATCTCCCCTTTTCATATGTTTTAATAGGTTAGAATTTTGACACCAAAAAAATTAAAGAAAAGTGGATTTTTTATCCACAAAATTGAATCGTTTGGTGAGAGACCTTATATTTATTTTTTTATTTTCAGGTTTTCTTGAAAAAAATCAAACTCACAAACATTTAAATTTTTACAAAACAATGGACATTTCAACACGAATTTTATCAGACATTACGGTGTATATGAAGTACGCAAAGTACCAACCGGAATTACAAAGGAGAGAAACATGGGAAGAATTGGTTACTCGTAATATGGATATGCATATTAAGAAGTTTCCAAACTTAAAAAAAGAAATTAAAGAGAACTATAAATTCGTGTATGATAAAAAGGTATTACCATCTATGCGTTCAATGCAATTTGCTGGTAAACCAATTGAAATTTCACCAAATAGAATTTATAACTGCGCATTCGCTCCAGCAGATGATTGGAGAGTATTCTCAGAAATTATGTTCTTACTATTAGGTGGAACGGGTGTAGGTTACTCTGTACAAAAGCATCACGTTGACCAATTGCCTGAAATTAGAAAACCAAATGCAGATAAGACAAGAAGATTTCTTATTGGTGATTCTATTGAAGGTTGGGCAGATGCAGTATTAGTATTAATGAAAGCATACTTCTTTGGTGGAAGTAAACCTGTATTTGATTTTAGAGATATTAGACCAAAAGGAGCCCGTTTGATTACATCTGGCGGTAAAGCACCTGGTCCTCAACCACTTAAAGAGTGCTTGATTAAAGTAGAAGGT